GTTCAAAATCCCCTATCACTTCTCCCAACTCACCAGGAAATCTAAACAATCTATCCCCTGTGTCTTCTTGAAATGCTTTTAGTACCGCCTCATTTGTGAAGGGGTCTATTCCTTTTGTTTCTGGTCTGGCAGTTCTCTCGAACTTCTTTATTATATTTTCCCCTCTTGTTGTCGCTCCCTTCTCTATCGCCACTCCTAGTTTTTTATGTATCTCTTCTAATGCTATGTTTCTCAAATACTCTTCTGCTATGTCGAGAACATAAGATACATTAAACTTCTTGGACTTCTTATACCTCTTGGAGAGCTTGTCCAGAAAATCCTCTATCAAGTCAAGTTCATCTTCGTCAATGTCTTTTGATTGTTGTTTAACTATGTCTTGGATGTGGAGCATGGGGGCTTGTTTGTATTGTTTGAAATAACCATAACACCAACCAGCGACTTTGTTAGTGGCAGGAATTAATAATTGGTTTCTAAAGATGGGGGTGATTCCTTCGAGGAACTCTGTGGAGATAATCATACCTGTTACTATTTGCTTTTCTATCTTTGCATCTATCATTTATCCTCCTTAATCTTTTGGAATGTAATTCTTTTCATCTGGGTAGAACCAACCATTTTGTATGTCTGAAGTAATACCATCCATCATCTCTCTACGTCTTATTTCTTCTATTGATAAGTGATCTCCTTTCCTTCGTTGTTTTCTTTTACCATTATGTCTGCGACAACAAGAACAAACACCAGTCCAATCTAATGTCTCCCTACCACATTCTCGTAAGCAAAGAGTTTTATGAGAGTTTGTACCCATCGTATTCTCCCTCTTTATCTTTGATAAACCTCTTCCAGAGTTTATTGTTAGCATTCAAGATTGATACATTTATTTCGTCTACCCAATCTTGATGTTTAATCCATTCTACATATGCTTTGGTGATTCTTAAAGTAGTCCCTACTTCATTCCTTATCTTGAACTTCCCTGCAGACTTCTTTGGAATATTCATCACGAATTTTCTGATGGAGTTGATACCATGATGTAGTTTTACTTCATAATGAGTGTCAGAGGAGTGTTTCATTTGTTCAATCAAGTATTTTGTGGTCTTGGGGTCTGGGTCTATCAGAGGAATCTTGAATGGTTTGGGTTTCTTATAGTAAGCTAACAAGAACCATGACTTCCCTGTTCGTGGATTATACATCAAGGTGGCGAGGTCTTTGGGCATGAATGATTTATTCTCCCTCTCTGTGAAGTAACCATCCTTTGAATAGAGTGCTGTGTTCTTAACTGCCACGAGAATTTCTTTCTTGGTGTAAGGAATGGTGTGCATTGGAATTTTGTTATCATTGAACCACTCAACATCAAAAACCTTATTCCCTTTACCATTCATAAATGTTCCCTTTAAGAGTTCACCAACATATTTTTCTATCCTGCTTATTTGTTTAGTTCTTCTGGTAACGAGTATGTTTTGAGTAAACGATATGTTATTCCAATCCTCAATACATTTCTTTGTAAAAGAACTTTTATGTCTCAAGGAGTCTGTTGACTCCTTAGTATCTTTAGATACTTTCTTATTATTAGTTCTTGTACTATTATGGTTACAGATTTCTTTATGCCCCCCTACAGATTTCTTTATGCCCTCCAGATAGATATGTCTGCTAGTTCCCTGTTCGTTTTTTGCCACTATTACTTTTACAAAACCTTCTTTTTGCAGAGAAGAAAACCAGTTAGAAATAGAGGTCTTGGAGGTCTTATATAGTTGAGCAAAATATTTGTTGCTTGCCCAACAGTACCCTTCTTTATTACATAGAGCAGTCAATTCAGAGTACAGTAGTTTAGCGTTGGGTGTGAGAGTTTCATTATATCTTACCTCGGCAGGGAGTATTCCATAGTAATTAGGTTTTGTCATGTGTGATTCCTCATTAAATTTTTTTATTATACAAACAAATTACTAAATGTAAAGTAAAAAATAAAAATATGTTTTAATTACTTACTATTTAATAACTTAATAAATTTATATACTTCTTTTTTTGTAAGGTTGGCGGGGTCTTTATCTTCCAATACTAAATTGGTACAATGTATGTCAGAGAGTTCTAACTCAGCTATTAATGACAATGCTCTTTCTTGTGCCTGTGGTTCACTATCGAAAAACACAATAACATATTCAAAATTCTTATCTCTTATCAATCGTTTTTGTTTCTCAGTATATTCAATCCCAAAGGTCGCAACAGCATTCCCCTTCCCCAGTCTCCATACATCTGTTACTCCTTCACATATAAAAACCCTATCGTTATGAACATAATCTATTCCATAGAGATATTCTTTGATGTTGGAATTATGGCAGGAGATATATTTTGGGTCTTGTTTGCCTGTGATGTCTCTTGCTTGGAAAGAAACTATTCGTCCATTAGAGTAAATGGGAATCATCAATCTGTATCTATACCTCCCCATTTCCAACCCCCCCTTTAAATCCCATTCTTTCTCCATTACTAAAGCATCAAATCCTCTTTTACGAATATAGGCTAGGTATCTAAGGTTCATAGTTCTTGAGTTCTCTTCAAACTCTTTCCTTATCTCCTCAATAGGAGCAACCGCTTTCTTTTTCTTCTCCTGCTTTATCTCCTCTCCCTCTGCTTTGTATTCTTTGTATAAAACCTTGATGTCCTTGTTTGAGATATGAGATAAAACATCAGGCAAAGAGTGTTCACCACATCTCCAGCATTTAACTATTCGTGGTCTCCTGATGAATACTCCTAGATGATTAGACTTATCATCACAGAAAGGACAGTTGATATTAACCCAACCCTCCATTACATTCTTGCCCTCCAGATAATAGTCTATCGCCTCGTCTTGATAGAACCCTATTATGTCAAACATTAATTATCTCCTAATAAGATTAATAATGCTTTATATGCTTTCTTGATTTGTTTCTTTGTGGGAGAGTCACTCAAGTTGTCCACTATGTCTGCTATCTTTATTCGTTTTGCCAATGGGTTCTCACTTACTATTTGTATGTATTCTTCATACGAGTTTGCTTTTTTGTTATGCGTTAGAATCCATACTGTTTGTCTTATGAGAGCATTAACTCCCTTGTCCATCAGGTCGACAAATGTAAGAGGAGTATCCTCTATTACATCATGTAACCATGCGATTGCTTTCTCTGTTTCAGTCTCTAATAAATCTGCTACTCTCGATGGATGTATTATGTAAGGGAGAATTCCCCCCTTTCTCATTTGTCCTTCGTGAGCGTCTGTTGCTATAATCATTGCTCTTGCTAATTGGTCGCTCATTTTACTATCCCCATTTCTTTATAAGTTTTCATTCGTTTACCAAAGCTCCCCTTGAGCAACCAACAAGGGTCTTCAAAATCATATATAGTTGCTTTTTCTTTTCCTTCTGCCTTCCTCAGTATCCTTCCTATGTATTGTATTAGTCTCCCTTGATACTTAATGGGAGTGGTGAGGAAGATACTGGAGAGATGTTTCAAATCAAATCCTTCTCCTATCAACTGTCCTGTTGCTATCAGAATTTCTCCCTTCCCTGCGTTGAGTTGTTCGATAGCATATTGTCTTTTATCTTTTGGTGTCGACCCAGTTACCAGAAAAGTTCTAAACAAACTATCAGAAAGGAGCATGAATAAATCTTCACAATGGTTTTTCCTATCTGATATTACAAGTATCACTCCCTTCCCCTTTTCCTTCTCTGCCTGCTTGATGACTTTATTGACTATCAAATTATTTCTCTTGTCATTGTTGACCATCTTTTTTATTACCTTTTGATAATCATATACACTCTTAACATAAGTATTGAATTTGGTTTGAATAACTTTTAGTTTTGCTTTCATGATATGTCCCTGCTTCTGGAGTTTCTTGGTTTCTATCTCGTGAATAGTATCTCCCATAAAGAAATTGATTACTTGAGAAAGACCATCTCTTCTATATGGTGTTGCGGACAATCCCAACATATACTTGGCATTCATCCTTTTAAGGAACTTGGAGAATGTTGTACTGGGGCATCTGTGACATTCATCTACTATAACATGACCAAAGAAGTCTTTGTAATTATAGACAGACTTTTGCAAGGTATTTATTATTCCTATGGTCACTCCTTCTATTGTCTTGTTATCATCTCCTTGTAAACCTATTTCTTTCATGTCAGTAAACTCCAGAAGTCTCTCTCTCCATTGGTACATTAATTCTTTTGTATGAACTACTATTAATGTTTTCTCTTTTCTTTCCTCTATTAGTTTGATAGCCATAACAGTTTTTCCTGAACCTGTGGGAGCTTGTAGAACACCAAACCTCCTCTTCAACATTCTTTCACATGCTTTCTTTTGATAGTCATGGAGTTTAATGTTGGACTTGATATCAAAGGGTGAGGACAAAGTATAATCCACGACTTTAAAATCTAACTTATACTCTTTCAATTTTTTCTTTAGTGTATTGATAGCTCCCTTTGGTAAGATAAGAGTTCTGGTATCTTGAATAAAGGTAAGTCTGGAAGGAACTCCTAAATTACTATGTCCATGTTTGTTGTTCTCCTTAAACTTTGGATTGTCTATAATGAAAATAGAAAACAATTCTTCTACTACTTGACGAGGAAGATTGGAAACTTGTAATCTATTACTTACATTAATTGTAATCTGTTTCATACACTACCTCCATAGGATGCCACACTCCTCCAGCCTTGTATTCAGACACAGGCTCGTATATAATATTCTTCTCTTCAATGTATTCCTCTTTTTCAAGAATCCAAATATTATAACTAGCAAACCACGCTAATACCAACAAAAAAATAATTGTTATTTTCAATTTCATTTACATTCTCCTTTCTCAGAGAGCGTTATCAAAGTAGTCCAGCATTCTTTGTTTTGATTCATCAGTAGGTTTCTTGGGTTGTACCAACATCCCCAAAGAATGCTCGATTATATCTTTACAAATATTAAGAGCTTTTATCACCTCAGTTATTTGTCCTTTCTTTTTAGCTCTTGTGGCAATTCCTATATACACTCTGGCATCAACTAAATCAGAACTAGGCAACGATACTTTACCATCTTGTTTTGTCATTTTACATTTTCCTTTCTATCAATCATTTTTACAAAGTGGAACTTCCTATGGCGATGCTCAGGAAGTTCAGAATTTAATTTATCTATATGTTCTTTCACCCACTTCATAGGGTCTTCGATATCTTTAATCCATTCCAGAACTAAGTACTTTCTCTTCTCCTTCTTTTGCTCCTCGACAGTTTGGTTTATCCAATCGTCCCCTCCCTTATATGACATCAGCACTTTGAATCTCATTCAATCTCCTTATAAAATTAAGGCATTCTCGTTCTTAGAATTTTCCACTCTCATATGTTCTATTACAAAGTGTCCTTCTCTTGAATCTGGGAAGTGATACAAGACAACAGCGAACATAACGAAAGTTCCATGATGCGACATCCTGATTACCTTTGGGTCGTAGCCCTTGTAAGTAAGCCCCTCATGTTTGATGGTGAGCTTACCTTTCTTATCACCATACTTCTTGTACAAAAGATTTTCTATTTTTACTTTCGTCATTAGCATTTTCTTTTCCTCCCTTCTAAAAAATTAACAAGACTATCAGACCTTCTCCTTGCGGTACAAGGAGAAAGTCTAATAGCGTTATACTCTCATAATATATAAAACTATTTCATCATAACTCTACCCTCCTTCCTATTCTTGTGTTTTGGAGACAAGAATATTATTTACCATTAAATTTCTCACTTAGTTTACTTAGATATTTGTTTTTGTTCCAACGTTGACTTCCAGGTTCACACTTAGTACATCTATATAATGGATACTCCCTTCCCATCTTCCCCAGACAAACTACATTAGCACTCACTCTTCCTTTTAGTACATCCCAGTATGTACTTCCTTCTTGGTTCGTTCCTTTTAATTCTCTAAGTTCTCGGAAGTCCTCCATCTTGTTATTACACACAAAACAAGTGGGCTTGCCATCTTTCCTTACCACCAGCTTGGGATAGAGTACCTTTGTCCTAGCAGGTGCTAACTTACCTTCTTGTTCCATCTTCTCTCTATGTATTTTCAATGCTTTCAACATCGCCTTATTTTTTCTTTTCATCTTTGTCTCCAAACTCCCCCCCTCCCAGAGTGAGAGGGGAGAGCAAAATAAGTTAAGCACCTTTTAGGTTTGCCATCGCTTCAGTCAAAGTCCACAAAGCCTTGTTCAAACGAATGTCCTTATCAATACTCTTGACTTGCTTTGTCTTCTTTGCCTTTGCATACTTCTTACCAAAGGCTGCATCATAGTAATTATCAATGGCATCCTTATCAACCATGAAACGGTCACCCTTCAAAAACTTCTCTTGAACAATATTATAAGTGTTCCAGAGGTTCTTCTCCATGTCTTGTTCTCTCTTGGGTTTCATTAGTCGATTGATACTTGTTTCTTTGTCATACTTCTCGAACAGCTCTTCTCCATCCTTATTTAAAGGATTAAGGATTTCGATAGCAGACTCACCAAAGATTTTTTGTTCATCATCATTGAGCTCAATCGCCTTAAATCTTTCCACGCTCTCAATTACTTTTGGAGTATCCTCTACTATGTGATAAACAGCTTCGAGGATTTGCTCATCTCGATATCCTTTATGAAGGATTCTATGAGAGGCGATGGTGGAGTCAGCCACGGTGCATTGATTAGTACACCAGCATCTTTCAAACGCTGACATCAAGAGAAATGCAGCACTTGTATCATGAGCATTCGCCATAAGTATTTCAGGAATCAGCTCATCCATTAGAAGTGTTCTCCCAACGTCTCCTTTCTGACGAAACCGGAGCATGTGCTTTTGGAAACCTTGACGATTCCCTCTTGCATTGGTCTCCCTTGCAGACGAGACATACCAGCCATGCTTTTCCAACAGATTAATAACTTGCACAGTTGGGATGAAGTTGTAACGGTCAGACACCTTATCATGAGGACGTTCAGCCATTACAGATTTCAACCTTGTGTAATCTGTTGTGTTATTCGTAATGTTTGATGTAACCATTTTCTCATCTCCTTTACGATTAACAATTAGAAAAATAAAGTTCTCTTACCTATTAACCCTTTCTATGTTATAAAGACTTGCTACCAGTTAGTTCTTTTATTAAATCTTTACCAAACTCTCCAACAGCCACAGTAGGACTCATCAACCAAACCTCCTCACCATTCTCTATTAGAGAGATGTTGCCATACTTGTCTTTCTCCAACTCAGTCTTGACTCCATAAATAGTTCCCAGATTTAATTTCTTTTTGCCAGCCATGATTTCCTCCTTCCTTATCCACCCATGAACACTCGATTAAATTCTTTTGCTCCAATATTATTTCGTGGTTTCTTGATGGGGTTCTTCTTATCTTTTTCAATCAACCTCTCCGTTGCCCCCTTCGTTTTTTTACCATTGATGGTAACACCATCGCTCCTAGTAATGACATACATATCAAGGAAGTCAACTTTGCTCATTCGATATTTCATTTTTGCCTCCAAGCAACAGTATGAAAGTTTATATGTTTCCAGTTACTTTTTTGCCACCAACAGTTGCAAACGCTATTTTGTGATTCGCTTTAAAATGAAACACCTTGTTTCCATAAACAACTTTTCTTCCCGAAAAGATTAAACTCCATCTTAAATCCTTTACCCCTGTCTCTTTTTCTATTTCTTTTCTTTGCAATTTTCTTATTTCTCTTATCCTCATCTTCTCATCTCCTTTTAAAAAGAACAAAAAGCTCAGACCCCAACTTCAAATATATTGTATCACAAATGTAAAAGAAAGTCAAGAAAAAAATAAAGTTTTTTTTCTAAGTGTTTTTCATATCCTTCAATTCAGGTTCGTAATCCTCTAGGTCTATCCCAAATACCTCTTGATAAATATAGTTTTCAAAGTAGGCTATCTCATCAATTAACTTTTGCACTTCAGGTTCTTGCTTAACTACCTTCGCCATTACTACCATAGTTATCCTCCTCTCTACAAAAATTATCCTATCACAAAATCCTTGCTAAGATTCTCTTTTGGAAAATGGATTACTAAACCCTCTTGCAATCTAATTGGTTCTTTGTGATATAATTCCCCAGTTCGATTGTCAGTCCAACGAATAGGATTTATCCATCGTCTTTTGTCGCACTTGCAATACAGCTTTCTTTTTGGCTTGCGAGTTCTTTGGAAAGTATTTTGACATAGTGGGCAAGTCCCAGTATATCTTCCCTTTGGAACATTAACAGTTTGAGAGTCGTAGGTTCTCTCAGGGAGTGCCCCTATCTCAACACACTTATCTTTCCATATCTTTCCATGATGAACTCTTGGTGGGCATAGGGCATGTGCTATCTCGTGGAGAATTGTTTCAAGAACAGTTTCGTAATCATTCAACTCTGCTAGGTATCTTGAAATGGATATTCTCTTTCTTATATACCAACAAGCACCAAATCTTTTAGTGGAGTTGTCCAATCTTGAGCTCCAATCATGTAGCCCATGCTTGTCCATCGTTTTTCTTAGCAATCTTAATGTTTCAATATTATTCATTTCTCGTCTCCTAGAAAAACTAACAACCCCAACCAACAAATATATTGTATCACAAATGTAAAAGAAAGTCAAGAAAAAATAAAGTTTTTTTTCTAAGTATTTTTCTCCTCTTTATTTTTCCCTCCTTTTGGTTCAAGTGTCCAATCTTCTAAGTCTATTCCATAAGCATTTTCATACTCTGCTATATATTCAATTAGCTCTTGTACTTCTTTGTCTTGCTCGACTATCTTTGCCATTACTACCATAGTTCACCCCCTTAAATTAAATTACGTTCTAGTTCTACAGCCTCTTCTTTTGTCATCTCTTCAACGTAATAACCTCTACCACCTTTTCTTAGGATGCCCAGAAACTCTCCTGTTGGGTCACTATCATACCACCCAACCATTCCATCCCACCATTTCCAAACCCAACGACCTTCTTTATAGCCATACTCGACAACATACTCAGGAGTTTCTTTACTATCCCAACGTCTTTTAGCATTGTTCTCTAACAACTGACAACGCTTGGCTAATTTATCATCACCACTCCAGTAAGGTTCTTCGTCCCCAGCTTTGTAACCATACTCTAATACACCAACTTCAACACCACTAATCTTTTTTACTTTACTTGTTAACAACATTCTATAAACACCCATAATTTCCTCCTTTTATAAAATTAACTCCATTGTCTTTCATGGTCTTTTAAATCTTGTAGCACATCAACAGCATCCAAATAACATGATTTTTCTGTTGAGTAAAAAGCACTATCAATTAATATGCCATGATATAAATGTTTTGCTGTAAAACAACCTTGACGGTCTTTGCTTATTTTTATATCAGTTCTTTTAAATCTATTAGCCATTTTAACCTCCTTATAATAAACCTTTAATAATTATCATGACTTTTTCTATTTGCTCAGGTGTGGCTGTTGTTACACTTGTTTGAAAATTGTTGTACAGTAATTTATCAATCATCATGTTTATTGATTCTAAATCATTTAAACTAATATCCAAAATGTTCATCATATCCCTCCTGTTAAGATTAGAAAAGTAACGTCATTTACATCTAAGAAAACTTTAGTGCCCCCATACTTCATCTCAGGCTCATCTTTTAACTTGAAGATTCCATTCGCTGCTCCCTCTCCCAACCACATCTTCGCTTTGTAATCAATCATAGTTTTATCGGGAAGTTCAATCCAATAGTGAGGATAGAAACTCTTATCTTTATAAACCACTCTACCATAATAAACTTGATGCTTAACTTTATTTTGCTTGAGAAGATAATGAATAACTCTTGTCATCCCATCGCATTCAAGAGGAAGATTCTCATAATCTTCAATCATAGTTTTTATATCTTCAGTTTTCATTCCCAGCTCCCATAATTTCCTCCTTTATAAAGTTTCCCAAAGTTTTTTCTCTTTGTCGTAGTACTGAATCTCAGTACAACCAGCATTTGGCATTCCAAAGTCATCTAGTGGAGCGAAAGCCTTTTCACTATTATTATCATCAGACTTTCCATAGTAGTAAATCTCTCCATCATCATCCAACATACGAAACTTGTAAGGGAGATTACTTCCCTCTTGGTAATTCTTTGAACCAACCCCCACATCAGGTTTCTTATCAAAGCGAGGGTCAAAAATTTTATCCTTAGTTATAACCCACATATTATCCTCCATTCAAAAGGTTAGAATTATTTTCCCAACTCCCATAATGTTTGTACTTCAATAAGTTGATAGCAGTTTCTGTTGGAGTATACTTTTTCATATTGGTTGCCTTCGCCAATTTATAATAATTTTTAGCCATCATTTGAATATCGTTTCCATTACTCTTATCAATAACTATTAATCCTTTTCCTATTTCAACCCAAGCATGACCATAACGAACTCCCGCAATATCTCCTTGCCCACATACTTCACCATGAACAAGCATTGGAGATTCAAACTTACTTAGTGAGTCTCTTCCTTTGTATTTGAGGAACTTATAATCAATAACATAGTTCGCAGCAACTTGGTAGCAATCACCTAACATTTTCTTTTTCATTACAGTTTCCCTTTCTTTAACAAAGCAAGACACTTTATGCAAGCACCATCAGAATGTTTTTCCAAGTGTGCCTCAAAGAGTTCTTTATTCCATATTATAGGAAAATCATGTTTCCAATAAATATCACAAGCAGCCCGCATTGGATATGTATTATACTTTGTTGTTTCTTTTGGATGTGGTAGGTGGTATTTCATTTCCATTCCCCCTCAGTATTAATCACAACAACCTTATCAGCGTGAGGTGCAACCAATTCAAAACTAAAATGAATATCTTTGTACTTCTCTTTAACAACTTCTTCAAGAACAGTTCGAGCTCGTTCTCGATTACGTTTCAAAGCAGTATTAAGAGAAGCAGTAACATAAACCAACTCGACTTCAAATCCTTGTTCCTTTACTTCATAAATACGTCTCACCATCTTATCAGAATTAGCTCCAGTTCCATCAAGAACAAAAGAAACATCCTTTAGTATTTGCTCTTGGAACTTTGCCTCCAGAACTCCCCGACTCCATTCATGAACTAAACTAGGATTCTTTGGGTCATAGTCAGGGTGCTCTTTCTTGATTTCATCGCAATCAAGAATCACCATGTCAGAATACTTCTTCTTAGCCACAGTTGACTTCCCAGAAGCAGGTGACCCTAACATAAAAACGACTTTCTTGTTTTCCATTCCTTGTCTCCATTAAAAAGGTCATTCAAAATTAAGTTTCTTACAAACAGCTTTTAGTGCTTCAAACACAGAAACAAATTCACCAACCATCAAAGAGTTCTCAAAGAGGAGAACCCCGTAGGAGTGAGTTCCATTCCCTTTTAGAACTTGAACCTTTTGTCCATGAAACTCAAACTCATTTTTTCCAATTTTTTTCAAGTGACTTTTCATTTTTTTTCTCCTTTAACAACCACTCTCAACTACATTTGTATTATAACAAAACACATACAAATGTAAAGAAAAAAATAAAGTTTTTTTTAAATATATATAAACATAAGACACACAAAGACTTACGACAGCATTTTTTACTAAAAATAACTTGATTCTTTTTCTGTAATGTATTAAATTACATCATGGTGCGAAAAGATGGTAAGAAGAAAAAGAAGGTAGACAAGAGGAAGGGTAAGAATGGTAAGATGACCATAAAGGAGGAGTTGTTCAAGAATGAATACTTACTGAATGGCTTCAACGCTACCAGAGCTTACATGAAAGCCTACGAAGAAGAGAACTACAACTGTGCTGGTGCTGCAGCATATGTTTTAATAAGAAACCCAAAGATACGATTAGAGATTGACAAACAGCTTACTAAAACATTCACAAAGATGGAGGTCAGCAACGAATTACTAATCGCCTCCTACGTCAATCAAGCATTCTATGATGAGAGAAGTTTCTTTGATGAGGATGGTGAGTTCATTGGAATGCAGAACTTAAATATAGTTCAACAGATGTGCATCGAGTCCCTAGATGTGAATGAGAGATATGATAAAGATGGAAACCATTTAGGAACAATAACAAAAATAAAGTTCTATTCAAGAAAAGCAGCGATGGATGCACTAGCAAAGTATAAAGGATTAATAACAGATAACAATAATAATACATTTGTATTCAATCAGGACAACAGAAAAGTTGAATTAACGATAGCATCAAATAAACTAAAGGAGCGACTAGGTGTTGACAGAATTATTGAACTCAACAAACAACTCAAAGACCCTAGCAAATAAAGATAAGACAGAAGTATCAGAAGAGCTTATCAAAATGGTTGGGGCAGAGGTATCGCTCAAGTTATTCATTGAGCAAGCCTGGCATGTAGTAGAACCATCAACACCCTTTATTGATGGATGGCATTTGGATGTTATCTGTGAACATCTGGAAGCTGCACAGAAGGGACAAATCAAAAGACTGATAATCAACATCCCACCTCGTCATATGAAATCATTAGCTGTAAGCGTATTCTTCCCATGTTGGGTCTGGATTAACGACCCAGCTTCTCGATGGTTATTCTCTTCCTATGCACAAGACCTCTCAACAAGAGATTCATTAAAGTGTAGACGACTTATACAATCATTGTGGTATCAAGCGAACTGGTCAGGCAAGTTTGAGATAACAAGCGACCAGAACCAGAAGACACGATTCGAGAACAACCACACAGGAGTACGACTATCAACCTCTGTAGACTCATTGGCATGTGGTGAGGGTGGTGATTACATAGTAGTTGATGACCCACACAATACTAAGCAAGCAGAATCAGAACTGAAGAGAAACAATGTTCTGTTATGGTGGGATGAGGTAATGAGTACACGACTAAACAATCCAAACACTGGTAGAAAGATAATCGTTATGCAGAGACTACACGAATCAGACCTCACTGGGCACATCTTAGAGAAAGAGCTCGATTACGTTCACTTGATGTTACCTGCTGAGTATGAGAAGGATAGGAAGTGTACTACTGTTCTGTTTGAAGACCCACGAAAGAAAGAAGGCGACCCACTGTGGGATAATCTATATAACAAGACAGCACTAAGAAATCTTAAAAAAGAGTTGATGTCTGAATACGCTATCTCAGGACAATTACAACAAAGACCTGCTCCTCGTGGTGGTGGCATGTTCCAGATAGATAAGTTTCAGATAGTGGGAGCGATTAACAAAAAGGAGATATTGAGGAGTGTTAGATATTGGGATAAAGCAGGGACAGAGGATGGTGGAGCATTTACAGCAGGAGCGTTAGTACATAAGATGGTAGATGGTTCTTTCATAGTAGCTGATAGGGTAAAGGGGCAGTGGAGTGCGGGGAAGAGGGAGAGGATAATAAGACAAACCGCCGAAGTGGATGGAAAAGAAGTTAATGTGTGGGTAGAACAAGAGCCAGGGAGTGGAGGAAAAGAGAGTGCAGAAAATACAATTAGAGGTTTAGCAGGTTACAGGGTGAGGGCTGATAAAGTGACAGGTGCTAAAGAAGTAAGGGCTGAACCATATGCTAATCAAGTAGAGATAGGAAATGTATCATTATTAAAAGCAGAATGGAACAAAGACTTTCTATATGAGCATGAATCATTCCCTGTTGGTAAGTATAAAGATAGTGTGGATGCTACTGCAGGAGCGTTCAACAAACTAATAGCTCAGAAAGCGAGGGTTGGGACATGGGGAGGAAAGAAGTAAATGGCAACTAAAACAACAAACAGGATAAAGAAGAGTGGAAAAGTGGATAGTGATGGGAATGGTAAGTTTGACCTCCTCACTAACAAGGCGAAGGGAGAGCTACTCAACCTTTTCCATCAACAGACAACACGAAGACAATTAGCAAACAGACTAGGATTAAGTTTTAAAGATGACAACAGAGATACTTATAAAGCTCTGGGATACCCAGTTCAATTGGACTTTACTCATTACTGGGCATTCTATACAAGGGAGCATATAGCGAAGAGGGTGGTGGATGCCCCTGCCGATGCTTGTTGGCAAAAGCCCCCTGAAATAACAGAGAATGTAGCAGATGGAGAAGAAACCGAATTTGAGAGAGCATGTAAAGACTTGGTAGATGAAAGAAAAATCTGGCATTATATGAGTAGGATTGATAAGCTGAGTGGTATTGGAGAGTTTGGTATTATGTTGTTAGGGTTTGATGGTGAACAAAGTCTGGAGGAAGAAGTAGACTCTGCCACTAAGCTCCTCTACATTCGACCATACAAACAGGATAATGTGTTCATCAAGTCTTACGAAGAGGATATGACAGATGAGAGGTATGGTCTCCCTTCAGTTTATTCATTGAAAGTAACTAACGCTCAAGGTGGAGTGAGTGAGACTCTGGTACATTGGACTAGGGTTATTCATATAGCAGACGAGCTACTGGAAGACGATATACTAGGAACTCCAAGACTGATGAATGTTTACAATCTGATTGCTGGATTACATTTAGTAGCTGGGGGTAGTGGAGAGATGTTCTGGAGAGGAGCATTCCCAGGCATGGCTTTCATACTTGATAAAGATGCTGAGTTTGACCCTAATCAAGATTCTACTTCCTTGAACAATGAGATAAATGATTATATACACGATTTCAATAGAACACTCAAGCTACAAGGAATGGATGTTAAGAATCTAGCACCACAAGTAGCTGACCCTTCCAAGACCGTTGAGGTATTGATTACATTGATAGCAGGAGCCAGAAACATTCCAAAGAGAATACTTGTAGGAGCTGAGAGAGGTGAGTTGGGAGGTGATAGAGATGAGAACGCTTGGA